ACCATATTTTAACAATATTCGACAAACGATTGCTGATTCAAATGTGGAAGATTTTGATGAATTGTTTAGAGCATTATACGAAAAAGCTTCCGAATATTTACCTAATAAGGAAGGGACAGTAGCTATGCTAGTAAATGATCATCAATATAAAGCTAATTTTCGTATTGATAAGGAAATTAACGTCATGAGTTTAATACAAAATCTAATAAACAATAAATAAAAACATGGAACAACCACAACTTAACATTGATTTAAAAAATACTACAGGAATTCAGAATTCTGAAGGTGGGAGTGTATTTCAACAAGGTCTCATCCTAAGAAAAATCTCTAAATTTATTGCAGGTACACCTGAAGATGCAATTCTTCCAATCCCTGTATTTTATGACCCTCATACACTTAAAATCTTTGCTGAAGCATTGCCTAAAGAATTGCGTGAAGAACTTAAAGACGAAAGTATTTAATGAAAAATGTTTTTGATTGGTTAAAGGAAATCAATTCTACAAAATCCCATCCTGATACATTTACCAATCAGGATTGGGATATTTGGAATTCTTACATGGTACACCGATTCCTAAGTATGAATCCAGAATATATAGAATTAGTAAATGAAGTTCAATCACTACCTCCATCCAACAAAAAGCAAATATATTCAATTTATAGAGAATATATTCCTAAAAACAACAAATGGTCTAAGTATGTTAAATCTAGCAGTAAAGAATTTGATAAAGATTTAATTCTACAGCTAAAAAAACATTTTAACGTTTCTATTCGAGAGATAAAAGACTATTTAAAAATTTTAGATAAAAAAGAAGTACAAAGTATTTTAAGTAAACAAGGTTTAGAAGAAAAAGAAATTAAAAAATTATTAAAATGAAACCAGAATTGTACGACATGCTCTTTACCCAAGCGATGGCAGAAAGAAGCAAAGCAATGTTAACTCTTAATCTATTATCTGAGCATCCCGCGGGTATTGGAGATCATTCAACTAAAGATTTTTATAATAACGCTGAAGAAGCTCTAGCTATGTTGGTGGATGCAGATGACAAAATTGAAGCATTGCAAAAATATTTTAAAACTAAATCTGTAATCTAATGAGCGATTCCATAACTGCTTACTACGATAGAGAAAGAGATAGACAGGACAAATATGTTCAGTCTGTAAAAGAAAAATTCGAACAGCGTTCACAAACTGGAATTAAAAAATATAATACTACTCTAGAAAGAAAAGATCTAGATTTCCTAGACTGGTTAAACCACCTCCAGGAAGAACTAATGGATGCTACTTTGTACATAGAAAAACTAAAAGATTTTGCCCAAAAAACTTCCTAAAATAGTTAAAGAAATCCAAAAAGCTACCCCACCACCCGTGAACTATGCTTACCAAAAAGGAATTTCTTTCTCTCAACTAACCATATTCAACAATTGTCCTCACAGATGGAAACTACAGTACAAGGATAGAATTAAAGCATTTACTTCTTCTATCCATACTGTATTTGGTACTGCAATGCACGAGGCTATCCAAAAATACTTGGATGTAATGTATTCTAGTAGTGGGGCTGAGGCTGATAGATTGGATCTAATAGAAATATTCCAAGAAAAGTTTGTTGGAGAATATAAAGCTCAATACACATCAAACAATAAACAACATTTTTCCTCAGCAGAGGAAATGAGAGAGTTTTTTGATGATGGGGTAGAAATTTTAAATTGGTTAAAGAAAAAACGAAACAAGTACTTTTCTAGAAGAGGATGGTATCTAGTAGGTTGTGAAATACCCATCGTAATTCAACCAAATAAAATGTATAATAACGTATTATACAATGGATTTTTGGATGTTGTGATGTACCACGAACCAACTAATACATTTAAAATTCTCGACATAAAAACAAGTACTAGTGGATGGAGAGATAAGGAAAAGAAGGACGAAAACAAACAATTCCAGCTAATACTATACAAACATTTCTTTTCAGAACAATACAATATCCCTATTGACAGTATTGAAGTAGAATTCTTCATTGTTAAACGGAAAGTAATGGATTGGGACGATGAGAAAATTTTATCCCCACATCAAGCTTACAGAGTACAAACATTTGTTCCCGCTAGTGGGAAAATTAAAGTAACTAAGGCTAAAGAAGCTTTAAATAACTTCATAAAAAAATGTTTTAATACCTCTGGAGAGATAAGGGAAGAAGAATATCCAAAAGTTGTAAGTAAATGGAATTGTTTGTATTGTCCCTTTAAAGAAGATAAGAATAATTGCGGAGAAGGAATTATTTTCTAACCTTTAGTATATATTTATAATATATAAGTATATTAATATTCACTAAAACAATTATTTAATTATGGCTAAAGACCTAACTTTAACAAGTGTAAAGATTCAAACAGATTTGTTTGAAAATTTCAAAATCGAGTGTGTGAAACGAAAATTTAGTTTTCAAAAGCTTGCCGATCGAGCAGTTTATTTGTATCTTACGGATGAAGATTTTCGTAAAAAAATTACAAACCAAAACCTTACCGAACTTTAAAAATAAAATATGAATAAAAGTTTTGATTATATCCCAAAGGATAAAAGAAAAAAAATCGTTTTAATTTGTGATGATATTAGAGTTCATTCTGGAGTAGCAACAGTTGCTAGAGAAATTGTTACTCATACTTGCCATCACTTTAATTGGGTTAATATTGGGGGTGCTATTAACCACCCAGATCAAGGTAAAAAATTAGACTTAAGCGCAGACAGTAATCAAATAGCAGGTATTGATGATTCATATGTTATGATGTACCCTGTTAATGGATATGGTGATGTTGATTTTTTACGTCAGGTAATTAAATTAGAAAAACCTGATGCTATAATGTTAATTACCGATCCAAGATATTTTGTGTGGTTATTTAATATTGAGCAAGAAATTAGAAAAAATATTCCAATTACATATTTGAACATTTGGGATGATTATCCAGCTCCTATGTACAACAGACCTTATTATGAAGCTTGTGATTTATTAATGGGAATTTCAAAACAAACCGTTAATATTAATCAGCTAGTTTTAGGTGATAAAGGTAAAAACAAACTGTTTAGATACATTCCTCACGGTTTAAATCATAATGTTTACAGACCAATAGAAGAAAATGATCCTGAACTGAAGAAATTTAAAAAGGAATTCTTTGGAAAAGATGATCCAGATTTTGTTCTATTCTTTAACTCTCGTAACATTAGAAGAAAACAAATTCCAGATGCAATGTTAGCATTTAGAGCGTTTTTAGATAGTTTACCTAAAGAAAAAGCAGATAAATGTCAAATGGTATTGCATACTGAAATTGTAAGCGAGCATGGTACAGATTTAGCAAAAGTTAAAGAATATTTCTTTAATGAAAGTTATCCTAATGCCGTTAAATTTTCAACTCAAAAGTTATCTTCAATCCAACTTAACTACTTGTACAATATTGCAGATGCTCAAATATTGTTAACTTCTAATGAAGGATGGGGTTTAACCATTACAGAAGCAATTTTAGCAGGTACTCCAATTATTGCTAACGTTACAGGTGGTATGCAGGATCAAATGAGATTTGAAGATAAAGATGGAAAATGGTTTACCCCAACTGCAGAATTCCCTTCAAACCACAATGGAACACTAACCAAACATGGTGAATGGGTATTCCCAGTTTTTCCAACCTCTAGATCAATTCAAGGTTCTCCTCAAACACCTTATATCTTTGATGATAGATGTAAATGGGAAGATGCAACCGAAAGAATTAAAGAAATTTATAACTTACCTAGAGCAGAACGTAAAGCAAGAGGATTGAAAGGTAGAGAATGGGCAATTGAAGAAGCAGGATTTACCTCAGAAAAACAAGCAGAAAGAGTTATGGAAGCGTTTAATGAGTTATTTTCTACTTGGAAACCCAAAGAAAAGTACGAGATTACCAATGCTACAGAGTACAAAGGAAAGTTTTTACCACATAAAATTTATTATTAATGAGCAAACCAGTTTTTGTAATTAGCAGTCCATATGACACTTATTCAGGATATGGGGCTAGAGCTAGAGATATTATTCAAGCAATTTTAAATCTAGACAAATATAATGTAAAACTTTTACCACAAAGATGGGGAAGTACTGCTTGGGGATTTTGTGAAGATAATTCTGAATGGAATCATCTCCATCAATATAGATTAGATTCTCCTAATTTAAATGCTAAACCTGATATTTGGATGCAGATTACTATTCCTAATGAATTCCAACCAGTTGGAAAATATAATATTGGAGTAACAGCAGGTATTGAATCCAATTTATGTAAAGCTGAATGGATTGAAGGTTTGAATAGAATGGATAGGAACTGGGTTTCTTCCAATTTCGCAAAACATACTTTTGAAAACAGTAAATATGAAAAAAGAAATAACCAAACTAATATTGTTGAAGGGTATGTTCAACTAGAAAAACCAATTGAAGTAGTATTTGAGGGAGCAAATTTAGATATTTACAAATCTATTGAACCTAAAGAAATAAAAACTATTAATTTAGATGAAATTAAAGAATCTTTTTGTTACTTGTTTGTAGGTCACTGGATGGGTGGAGATTTTGGACATGATAGAAAAAATGTATCTTTGTTAGTTAAATCTTTCTATGAGGTATTTAAAGACAAACCACAAAAACCAGCTTTAATTTTGAAAGCCTCAATTGGTATTGCTTCTTATATTAGTAGAGATGAAATTTTAGATAGAATCAAAATCATCAAAGAATCTGTAAATTCTACTAATTTACCTAATATCTATGTTTTAAACGGAGAATTTAGTGATGGTGAAATGAATGAATTATATAATCACCCCAAAGTAAAAGCCATGTTATCTTTTACTAAAGGAGAAGGATATGGAAGACCTTTACTAGAATTTAGCTTAACAGGTAAACCAATCATAGCCTCAGGATGGTCCGGTCACACAGATTTCTTAAAACAAAATCTAAGTACTTTACTTCCGGGGGAATTAGAAAATGTTCACCCTAGTGCGGCTAACGATTGGTTAATTAAAGAAAGTAAATGGTTCAAACCTAGTACAGTTGAAATTGGAAGACACCTAAAAGATTCGTACGCCAAATACAAGCAATATGTTTTAGGTGGAAAGCAACAAAAACAATACTCTAAAAGTAATTTTAGTTTTGAAAAAATGCAAGAACTAATTTCTACTATTTTAGAAAAAAATGTTCCTGACTTTCCAAAACAAGTAGAATTAGTGTTGCCCAAAATTGAATTTTCAAAACTTAAAAAAATAGAATAATATGCAATATGATAATTTAACAGAATGTAGCAGGTGTAGCAGTGATGCCTGCTACATCCAAGAAATTACTCCTGAAGTAAAACTAGAATTTTGTTATGGGTGTGGATTCCAATCCCATTCACTAATGAAACCAGGAACTGAATTCTTTACTGAACAATTAGCTTTACTTCCAGATCTATACAAATCTTTGCTAGAAGAAGAAGAAGATACAGGTAAAGTTTGGATGCCTTCTTTTATCAATGTAGCAGAAAAAGGAATGGTATTTGCAGATGGAACAGGTAGAAATAATTGGAGATGGGCAGGAGTAAAATCTGTACCCGTTTCTAAAGAAGAAAAGAAAAAATACAAAGATTCAAAGTATAGAGCAGACATGACTACAATAAAACACTTTGAAGAACGTGACTTTATGGAGGCTTTATCGTATATTGAGGTGTTACCTGAATAAAAAATATGCAAAGGTTTTTAGAAAAAATATCTTGGAAATTTAGAAGAGTCAATATAGCTTTTTCCCTCCTCCATATTGACTGGAGTGGGGGATCAAGCTATTTTGGTTTTAGTATCTTCAAAATAGTGTATAATCTTAGAGCTTACTCATTATTTGAAGTAGTTTTTTTATTACCAAATAAAACAACACATAAATATTTTCATGTTTATACCTGGGATTGTTTGTTTCTTAGAAGATACTTAAGTATGTTAGTTGGAAGTTTATCTGATAAAGAGGTTTGGAACAGAAATAAATTGACTAGTTGGGATAAATTTAGATTAAAAATTTTAAATAAAATATTATGAAAATAAGTTATGCTATAACAGTTAAGGATGAATTAATTGAGTTAGATAGACTTTTATTTAAACTTGAAAATCATAAAAGAGATGAGGATGAAATTGTAGTTGTGTACGATAGTGCAAATGGGGGAGAAAATGTAAATCAATATTTAAGAGCTAAAACCGTTAACAAAAGTTTTTTTAGATGGCATGCATTTGAATTCAAAAATAATTTTTCAGAGTTAAAGAATTATATAACAAAACAATGTACAGGTGATTATATTTTTCAAATAGATGCCGATGAATTTCCTCATGAATATCTAATTTCCATATTACCCACTATACTAGAGTCAAACCCGGAAACCGAAGTGTATCTAACACCAAGAGTTAATACTGTAGAAGATATTACTCAAGATCACATTCAAAGATGGGGATGGAGAGTAGATGAAAATGGATGGGTCAATTTCCCAGATTATCAATGGAGAATTTGGAAAAACAAACCTGAAATAAAGTGGGTAAATAAGGTTCATGAAAGGTTGGATGGGTTTAAAACTTATGTAGCTTTACCACCACAAGAAGAATTTTCTTTAT